AGAACTGGAAGATTTGCAAACTCGGCAGAAGTTACAAATATTATAGAAGGATCACGAGGAGGTATGACTGCAGAATATACCTATATGAAAAATCCTTATCAAACTTTTGAACCAGGTTTTAGAATGGGTAGTACTTATAGAGACCCACGACCACTTATTAGTGGTGCTATCAGAGATATAGCAATACAACAAATGGGGATTAAATTCGGCAATATTAGGAGAGTATAATGGCAAACGCATTAGCAAGAACGTATACAACTCGTAGACGAGCTATTGTTAAAGCGATAGCCACAGAGTTAAGATTACGACTAGATGGTCAATATCCATTTAGAACAAGAATAGCTGGTATCGAAGAAAGACTTAAGTTCTGGGATGAAGTTGTAGACTTCCCAACAATCCATATTGGAGCAGGAAGTGAAGTCCGAGAATATGAAACCGGAGGTTTTAGATTTAGACTACTACAAGTTACAATTAGATGTTTTGTATCAGATGAAGAAGATGTGATACGTGCACTAGAAACAGTTTTAGAAGATGTAGAGACAGTTTTAGAGAATGAAGATCCTCTAACTTACTACGATTCAACAGGAGCATCTCAAACAACTGCTCAAACAACAGTTTTGACAGTTGATACAGATGAAGGAGTTTTGGAACCTCTCGGCGTCGGTGAAGTCGTCGTAGAGATCCGATATTAGAAATCAGCTACGCTAAATAAATATTTGGCAAGGCTCTTTTCAGAGAAATTAGGAGAAACTAAAAATGGCATTTTTCTTTAGTAGAGATACCAAGGTGTTTATGACTTGGTCAGAAGATGGCACAACCGCAAACACCGCTTTATATGAAATACCTGTACTAGACGGTTTCTCATTTAGTCAGGCTACCAATACCTCAGAAGTAACTTTGAGTGAGGCAGCAAATTCCACAGGCTATAGTAAAAGAGGTAGAGCTATGTTTACTGACTCTTTTGCACCAGCAGAGTGGAGTTTCAGTACTTATATGAGACCAACAGTTTCAGGAGCGAACAATGCATGGACAAACGGCGACCACACAGGTAATGCCGTAACATTTGCCGTAGAAGGACCACTTTGGGCTGCTATGAGTGCCAACACTTATGACAGAGCTGTAAATGGTGGAGACTTCCAAGCTAATGCATCTGTCTTTGATTTCGCAAACTCAAACCAAGTTACTCTCGGTGTATTTGATCTATACTTCGTACTCGGTGCTGCAAAAGACACTGATACAGAAGTTTATGCTACAGGTACAGAAGGTGTAACAGTTTACAAACTTGCAAACTGTTCAGTCGGTTCTGCTTCAGTTGATTTTGATATTGAAGGAATCGCACAGATTGCATGGGCTGGAAATGGTCAAACAGTTGAAGAAGTAGCTTCTATTAATACAGCAGCTTCAGGTTTAACAGCAAAAGGTTTAATCAGAGAAGGTATAGATACCACATCTAACTTCATAAGACAAAAACTAACAGATTTAACTATTAGCTTTGATGTATCAGAATCAACAGGTGCATTAGGAGCTTTAAATGTTGACGGAAGTGATGTTTCTTATAACATTACACTAACTGGTGGTAATATTACAATCGAAAATAATCTTACTTACCTAACTCCTGAGACATTAGGACAAGTTAATCTACCACTTGGTCATGTTATGGGAACAAGATCAGTATCAGGTAACTTCACATGTTACTTAAATGATACTGCAAATGGCTCACTTGATCTATTCGAAAGATTACAAGAATCAAGAGGTGTTATTACTAACGCATTTGATTTAACTTTCGGAATAGGTGGATCTGGTAATACTCCAAGGTGTAATGTACAAGTTGCAAAAGCACACTTAGAGTTACCATCTCACTCTCTTGATGACGTCATAAGCGTTGACGTAAACTTCCACGGTTTACCCAGCGACTTATCATCAAGTACAGCAGCAAACGCTACTAACGAAGTCAAACTTACTTACGTTGCTAGCTAATTTTAACAATTATGCGGGACTTCGGTCCCGCATATCCTTACAGGAAAGAGAATGACAGAAGAAAACAAAAAACCAGTATCATTAAAGAGTTTATTAACTCCAAGCAAAACAGTTGAAATTGACTTTCCAGGTTTTGATGGATTTAAAGTCAAATTGACTTATTTAGCAAGAGAAGAGCTGTTAAAATTACGCAACAAAAGTGTAAAACAGACTTTTAATAAAAAGACTAGACAGTTTGAAGAAACTCTTGATAATGATAAATTTTTAAAAGAATACGTAAAAGCAATAATTCAGGGGTGGAGCGGCTTAAAATTCAAATACTTAGAAGAGCTTCTATTGGTTGATGTTAGTAGTTTAAACCCAGATGATTGTCTTGAGTTCGATCATGATAACGCAGAGTTATTAATGAAAAATTCATCAGATTTTGATACATGGGTGAGTGAAACAACCAGTGATCTGGAAAATTTTACTCAGCGCAAGTAGAAGATATACTTGCGTTAATAAAACGAAAATACCAAGATACAGCCATTGACCTAGATAAGTATTTAGCTATATGCGAACAATTAGGTCAAGAACCTGATCCCGATAGAATGCCGCCTGATGTAAGTGTATTACCTTACGAAGTTCAGGTGGCTTTTTTATTGCATAGCAATTTAAACGATAATTGGGATGGAATGTCTGGATACTATATGGGTAAAGATTATACTCCCATAGAAACTCTATTTAATGTATATAATGTAGAGGATAGAAAGACAGTCTGGTTCTTTTTAAAATGGGTGGAACACTATAGTTCAGAAGCAATTAATAGAAAAGTGAAAGAAAGGCAAGACGCTGAGAGTCGAAAAGCCAAGGCACAAAGTAGTGTAAGAAAAAAGTAAATGGCAAAGAAAAAAATTGAAGCTGGTACCATTGTCATCCGCATGTCGGATGATGGCTCATACAAGATTGTAGAGCAACAAGCCAAAAAAACAGGCGCAGCTTTTAATACAGTTGGATTAAATGCACAGTCAGCTGACCGTGCAATGAAAGGTGTTTCACGACAATCTTCAAATGCAACTAAAAACTTTTCAAAAATGGCACAAGGAATCGGAGGATTTCTTGTTCCAGCTTACGCTACTTTAGCGGCTCAATTATTTGCGATTGATGCTGCTTTCCGTTTCTTGAAAGATGCGGCTGACTTCCGAGTATTAAAAGAAGGTCAAGCTGCTTTTGCCGCTACAACAGGTATGGCAATTCAATCTTTAGCAAAAGATTTAATGATTGCAACAGATGCTCAAATTAGTTTTAAAGAAGCATCACAAGCTGCCGCTATCGGTCTTGCTGCAGGACTATCTCCTACACAATTAAAAGAATTAGGTGCTGCCGCAAAAACAGTTTCGATCGCACTTGGTCGAGATGTAACAGATTCATTTAATAGATTAGTTCGTGGTGTGACAAAAGCGGAACCAGAACTTTTGGATGAATTGGGTATTGTGTTAAGGCTCGAAGAAGCGTCTATAAAATACGCCGCTGCTCTTGGTCTAAACAAAAACCAACTTACAACTTTCCAAAAATCACAAGCGGTTACTATTGAAGTACTAGATCAAGCACAATCAAAATTTGGAGCCATTAATGAAATTATGGATCCAACTACCAACGCATTAAATAAATTAGGAGTTGCGTTCGATGAACTTCTAAACAAAGCTAGACCTACCATTGCTTTCATAGCAGAATTTTTCTCAGAAGTATTAACAAAAAATATTGCCGCAGCAACATCTGCAATGTTATTATTTCTTGGTGGTGTAGCAGGATCTTTAATGCCTCAAATACCTACTTTTGATTCAGCAAAAGCAGGAGCACGAGCAGCTGGCGGTATTACAGAGATACTTGGTGATCCAAAAAATAAAGCACAATCAGATAGACTTGAAAGACTTTCATTAGGTACATATACTAAAAATGATTTAAAAACCCTAAAAAAAGCACTTACATCACAAAGATCAACACTTTTATCTCATAATAAACTAATTGAAGCTGATAAAGCATTTCATCTAAGTAACTTAAGAGTAATGGATTTAGAATATGAAGTTTCTCAAAAACAAGGAATAGCACGTATAGCTGCAAACTGGAAACTACAACTTGCTCTCATGACCCAAGAATATGGTAAATTCATGGGAACTGTAGCTTTTGCAGGTAAAGCACTTGTTGGATTAGCTAGAGTTCTTGGTTATATTGGTATTGGTATTATCGCATTTCAATCTGTAGCTTCTGTTATGGATAGATTCAAAACAAAAAGTGAAGAACTAGAAAAATTTATAAATCGTATAACTTCTAGCACTACTAGTATGGATGGTTTAAATCAAGAACTAGAAAAGATGGCGGAAGTTAGAGAAAGAGGTCTTTTAAAAGGTATAGATCAACAAATAATGCAACTTGGAAAAGCTTTTCAAAGTGCTGATTTAATTAATAAACTTAGAGATTTTCAAGAATTTGCTCTAGGTAAAAAACTTGCCCCAGAAGAATATAAGAAATTTAGAACGGAATTTGTAGAGTATTTAGGTACTTTACAAAGACTTGATCCTGAAATGACAAAATACTATAATAAAGTAAAAGAAGGAAAAGACTTAACAACTGAAGAAATTAAGGAATTACGAAAACGAGCAGACTATCATATATCAAATCAACAAGCTGTGCAACAGTTTACCGAAGCTCAATCTGCATTAGTAAAAATAAATAATGCACTTGTAAATCAATTGCCTAAATTAGCTTTTCAAGATCAAGCAACTGAATTAGAAAAACAAGTTGAATCAATGAGACAACTTGGTCCACTAAATGAAAAATATGCTGCAACTTTATTACAGATAGAAGGTAGATTAGGAACTATTAGAGCTATACAAGAAGAAACTTATAATATTGAAATAGCAAGACAAGGAGTTGCATTAGAAGTAGCAGAAAATAGTTTTGGTACAAAAGCACAAAGTGATGCAAAAAAGTATCAAAAAATTATGGATGCAGTATTAAAGCTGGAACAAATGAGAAACGAGTTTCAAGCAGCATCATATCAATTAAGTCTTGCTCAAGGTAAAGAAGAAATTGCAGCAGGTAAAAAGAGACAGGATTTAGCAAGAGCTGCTCTTGTAAATCAGCAAATGGCATATACTATTGCTCTTGCAGAATCAAACGAAGTGTTCAAAGTATATAACACTATGTTAGACCAACTTACAGCAAATATAGGATCATCTATTGGAGCTGCTTTAAGAGGAGAGGCAGATGCCTTTCAAAATATTGGAGAAGAATTAACAAAAACTTTTACAGATGCAATTGGAAAAGGTATTGCAGAAAGAATGATGCAGGATTTACTTGGTGGTACTGCTTTTGACCCAAATCGAATTGTAAAAGAAATGTATAAAAGTACATTTGAAGATGAAGATGGGTCACTTCAATCAGGAATGAGTACTGCAGCAAAAAAGATATATGAAGCTATAGAAAGAGGCTCTGATTATCATAACTTAGCAATATTACAAGCTTTTAGGCAACAAACTGCAGGAGATATAAAAGCGGCAGGAATAGAAAAGGCAGGATTACAGACTGCAAGAACTGCTCATTTAAATCAAGTAAAAGCTTATACACAAGCTCAGATTAATAGAGACGAAGCAAAAGCAGCATTAGATAATTTAGACAAATATAGAATAGTAAATACTAAAGAAATAGAAAGTAGGGGTATACCCTCTCAGGGCATACCAGCTACTTATAAAAAAGCTTTCCAAGATCCTACATCTGGTCAACAATTTACAAAGGATCAGATGGCAAATTTAAGAAAAATAAATGAAGATATTATATCTAAATCAACAGATACTTTATTAAAAAATAATGAAGCTTACACTTTAAATGAAGAACGCTTAGCACAATTTGATATTAGTATACAAAGTGTAACTGAAAGAATCACAGGACTAGATCAAAGTTTAGCTGGGTTAGATGAAGAAATAAAGAATAAAGAGAAAACATCTGTTCTTCCAATAGGAGATACAACAGATAAAACAACAGCAACAGAGACAACCACTACATTTGCTGATAGTGTTGATACTTTTACAGGAGTTTCTACTAAATTCTTAGGAGGAACCGCAATGTTATTAGGTGCTGCAGGAAAAAGTGAAGAAGCAGCAAAACTTATGGAAATTGCAGCAAAAATTCAAATGGCAGCAATGATTTACCAAGGTGCAAGTAATTTCTTTGGTGGAATGAGTGGTAAGTTTGACATAATGGGGGGTTTAAAAGGTTTATTTGGAGGGGGAGCAAGACAAGGTGGACTAATGAGTGCACCTGGTTATAGATCATATAGCGAGGGAGGAACAGCAACAGGACCAAGCTCTGGCTATCTTGCAGAATTACACGGTACCGAAGCTGTAGTTCCTCTACCAAATGGAAGAAGTATTCCAGTAGAAATGCAAGGAAAATCTGGTGGAACAAATAATATCTCTGTGAATGTAAATATGGCAAACGGAGAGACAACCATGACCTCAGATCGTGGAGGAGAAATGGGACTTATAATAGCAGCGGCTGTTAAAGAAGTGATAGCTGATGAACAACGCGCAGGTGGATTATTGAGTGGTACATAATGGCAATAGGATTTGATGTAGGCGGAACACTCGGAGTAGTAGTTCCAGATAAAGGACAAAAAAGAAATAACAAACCAAGAGTATTTGTCGCTAACTTTGGCGATGGATATGAGCAAAGAATTGCAAACGGTATAAATAGTTTAGAACAAACTATAGATGTAGCTTTTACAACTCGACCAAAAGCAGATATAGATGATATCGTAGCGTTCTTTGAATCAAAAGGCGGAGTCACAAACTTTAACTTTACATTATCAGATTCAAATGCTGGTGGAAGTGAAGAAACAATAAAAGTGGTCTGTGATACTTGGGATCAAACATGGGTGTATGATGATTACTACACTCTTAATGCACAATTTAGAAGAGTTTACGAAGCATAATGACAGAGAAAATTTTAGTAAAAGACTTACAAAAGCAAGATCCAGGCTCAGCCGTTGTTGATCTTTATGAATTTGAGTATGCCAAAAATACTTGGGCATACTTTGCTGTAGGTCTTGAAGCTGATTTATCTACAATACAAATGAGAGATTATTCAAATAATTCTCAGATAAATACTTATGTTGCTGCACCTGTACAAGCAAAAGGTTTTGAGCATCAAGCATCAGGAACTTATCCAAATCCAAGTTTTACAATAGCAAATGCAACAAGTGTTTTTAGTGGAGCAGTAGGAACAACCGACTATGATTCTTTAGTTGGTAATCGAGTTATTCGTAGAACTACTTTAAAGAAATACTTATATGGAGAAGCTTCAGCAACAAATCCTCCAACTGAGTATCCACGACAAGTTTTTTATATTGACAGAATTAAAACAAGAACAAAAATATCTGTAGAATTTAGTTTACGAGTTCCTTTTGAATTAGAAGGAATTAAAATTCCATACAGACAAGTAGTAGTAAATAGATGTCCTTGGGAATATCAAGGTGCAAGTGATCACTTATCAGAGTATCAAAAAGCAAAAAGCGGATGTACTTGGAGAATCGACAGCACTTATGAAGCTAGACATTTATATACAGAAAATGGTGCAACAACATATAAAGTATATGTAAATCAAGATGATGAGTATATTGTACCTAGTAGTCTTACTTTTGGAAATTGGACAAGTGAAGCAGGAGCAAATACTCTATCACTTGATACTTATTGGTATACACAAACAACTGCAAGCAGAGCTGCAGCAAATGGAACAGTAAGTAGTCAGACAGTAAATAATTATTGGCAAGTAGCAACACAAGGTACAAAAACTGCACTTGGAACTCCAACAGATACAAATGAGAATTTTAAAAGAGTAAGAACTTATGCAACTTATAGTCATGGAACAGAGTATTTTATTTACTCAGATGATAAAAAGAATGACTATGTAACTTTTACAGATAATGTAGCAAGTTCTGCAACTTATAACAAAACACTTATGTGGAAAGCAAAGAAAGCAAGTATTAATGTTGCACCTACTTACAGTACTTACTGGGAAAGAGGTGATATCTGTGGTAAATCTCTCACTTCTTGTGGAATGAGATTTGGATTTACGCCAATTAATACTGGTAATACATCTACTACAGGTAAAACTGAATTTAGTACTAATGTAGTAATTCCATTCGGTGGTTTTCCCGCCGCTAAAGATTTTGGATAAGATCTTCTTAGCAGCAGAGAAAGCGGCACCTTATGAAATGTGTGGACTTCTTTTACAGAATGGCGATTTCATTGAATGTGAAAATTTAGCAGACGATAAAAAGAATAGCTTTAAAATCGACTCAAAGATTGTAGTTAAGTATCAACTAAATTCTTTGATAAAATACATAGTCCATAGTCACTACATGAGTGATTGTAAACCAAGTCAACATGATATTGATTGTTGTAACGCACAAAGGATACCATATATGATTGTATCGTATCCACAAAAAGAGGTATTTATTTTAGAACCAGCATGACAAATATTTATTTAACAGGAGATCTTGGCGAGAAATTTGGATCTCATTGGAAACTCGAAGCACGAAACATCGTAGAAGCTATACGAGGAATTTCTGTGCAACGTGAAGGTTTTTTAAATTACATTACTGAACAAGCAGGTAAAGGTATACACTATACAATTCAGAAAGGCGAAGAATTAATTGATGGGGATACTGATGCATTACTTAGTCTTGGAGGACAAGATTTAGTAATTTCTCCAGCAGTAGAAGGTTCAAATGCAAAACAAACAATCGGTTATATTTTAATGATTGCATCTTTCTTTATAGATCCAACTGGAACTACAGGACGAGCAATAGCAGCAGCGACATTTGCACTTGGTACTATGTTAGTTATGGAAGGCACACTTGATAAACTAATGAAAGATTCACCATCTGATACAAATGAAGCATACTTATTTAACGGACCAGTTAATAATGTAAAACAAGGTATTCCAGTTCCTCTCTGTTATGGAAAACTAGAAATAGGAGGAGCACCAATAAACTTTGGTTTTACAAATACAAGAGTAACACAATCCGCAGGATTTACTTTTAAAGGATCTACAAATACAAATTCTGATGAAGATTGGCAAGGTGGAGAAGACTACTGGGTTAGCGGTGTCGGTGGAGGATATTCTAATCAAGGTATGGGTTCAAGTGGTGCAATATACACAGGTGGAACTTCAAACATAGACTGGAATTTATTAGCAGATCAGTATAATCAAATTACTGAAGAAATTATTGAAGACTTGGAGCAAATAGGAAAATAGATGGCACTTAATAACCCAACTGCAAATGGTGGCATAGGATCAGCAGCACCAGGCAATTTATCAACAAATGTAACATCACTAAAGCATCAAACAGCTGTAGTGTATGACTTAGTCTCAGAAGGACCAATAGAAGGTCTAATTGATGGTGCCGCTAGTGTTCTTATTAACGGAGCTCCAGCAGTTTCATATCAGTATGCCGAAAGTTTTGCAACAAGAAAAGGTACTGATATCGCATATGATTCAGCAAATAATAAACTAACCGATAATCTTTCTACAAATGTTTTTGATGGTTTAGATACTAGCGATGGTGTTAGACAGGTATTAGTGGTTGGGGGTAAAAAGAAAGGCACAGCCGCTGTCAGCACCACTGCTGGTTCCAAAATAGTTACAACAAATACAAGTATAATGTCATTCGCAAGCGATGATGTTCAAACTGCATCTACAGAATTAGTACCTCAATTAAGAATTGAAGGAGCAGGAGTAGATGGAGGCAATTTTGCAGCCACAATCACAGAATTTATTAATACTGCCGCAGTAAAAGTAGCACTTGCTCCCGCAACTACTGTATCAAATGCAGACTGTAAAATAGACCTTGTTGATAGAATAGCAAGTTACTCTGTAAATACAGCAACATTAGCAACTGGTGGTGGTGTCGATCAAGCAAACACAATTATTATTCTAAGTACTCCAAGAATACCTGAATCAGAATCTCCACGTTTTAATTTTACAAACTTTGGATATGCTTTCAGAACAGGAGAAAGAGAGCAACCATTTTTACAATCACCCAAAGGTGTTGGTAGTGCATCTTTTGCACATGAAATAGGTGAGGAGCTACCACAATCTTTAATTTCAGGAAACCCAAGTAATGCAACACTAAGTTTAGATGATGCAAATGGAGATCCATTAGCTGAGCCAACCTCAGGAGGACGCACCTATGGAGCAAGTACTTTAATAGGAACAGGAGATCCTGGCATTGTTGATCATATTAAAGTAAATGTGGAAATGCCTAGACTTGAATCTAGAAAGAAAAATAGTTCAAATAACGCAACAGGTCCTTCTTTTGTAGAATACAGAATTTTATTTAAATACTTTAGAAATGGATCTGAGGTAGAAGAAGTCGTTGTACACGGACCAAAAACTTTATCAGGTCGATCTTTACATGGAAATACTTTACCAAAATCAGCAACAAGTGTTATTCATAAACACACAGTAACTCCTACACTTGCAACTCTTTCATTTGATACTGAAAAATTCCAACCATTTGATGACTTCCAAGTTACAATTCAGCGACCAACCGCAACAAATTTTGAATATGGTAACTGGGTACATGAGAATCAGTCTGTAATTAAATCTATTGAGTGTATAGTAGAAGATAAACTTAACTATCCATATACAGCATTTGGAGCAGTTATTATTGATGCAAAAGACTTTAGAGAAATGCCATCAAGAGCATATCAAGTACGTGGTCTAAAAATAAAAGTTCCAACAAACTATTTTCCAGCAGAAGAAGCTTTTGCGAATACAGGAATTAGAAGAACAACTGCAAGTTATACTCGTAATGTAAGTACTGGAGTAGATGCATCAACTTACCAAGACTGGGATGGAAAGTTTAGAGGCGATAAAAACGAATTTGACGCAACAAGCCCTAACTATAATGCAGTCTATTGTAATAACCCAGCGTGGGTATTTTTAGACATTATGACTAATCCTCGATATGGATTAGGACGTTGGTTAGACCCAGATAATAATTTTGATTTAATAGACAAATATTCTCTATTTGCTATTGCCAAATATTGCGATGAATTAGTACCAGATGGAAAAGGTGGATCAGAACCTCGTTTTACTGCGAATGTTTATATTAAAGATTTACAAGAAGCTGTAAAAGTTGTTAAAGATTTCCTAACTTTATTTAGAGGAATCTTAGTCTGGAAAAATGGACAAATAACTTTAGCCGCCATGCAGGAAAAAAGTCCTGTTTATACCTTTACAAAAGGTAATGTTATTGATGGAATGTTTACATACAGTTCATCTTCACAAAGATTTAGATCAAATCAAATTCGTGTAACTTGGAATGATCCAGATAATCACTACAAACAAGCAGTAGAAATTGTAGAAGACTATGATGAGATTGCAAGAATAGGTAAAATTATTCCAAAAGAAACAGTAGCATTTGGTTGTACTTCACAGGGACAAGCACATAGATATGGTAAGTTCCATTTATTCTCAGAGAAACTTGATACTGAAATAGTATCATTTAAAACTGGATTAAACGCAGGTTTCTTACAACCAGGCGATTCAATATACATACAAGACGCAGACTATGATGATATTCAATTTAGTGGTCGCGTTTCTTCATCTTCTACAACTACAACAATTAATATAGATAGAGCTGTTACACTTTCAGGAACAGCAACCTCAACTTTACACTTAATATACCCATCTGGTGGTGCTTATCTCGGACAAGATTTAGCAACTATTAATGGTACTACATACCGAAAAGGAGAGTTAGTACTTACAGATGAAGGTGGAAATACGATAGATACTGCAGCAAAAGCAGCAAACTGTAAAGATGATTCTGATGGTCTAGTACAATTACTTTGGTCTGAAGATTCAAGAATAGAATCTCAAGTTATAGATAGTTATACATCAAGCTCTATAACAGTAGCAAGCGCATTTAGTGCTGCTCCAAATAGAGATGTTATTTGGTCAATAACAACAACTTCTGCAGATGGTGAAAAACTTGCTGGAAGTTCAAAAGAGTTTATGATTCAAGCCATAAAAGAAAATGATGGAAGAATCTTTGAAATTACAGCAGTACAGCATACTTCTGGAAAATATGATTTAATTGATAGAGGTTGGGCAATACCTGCAATACCTGATGTAAATAGACCTCCAAAATACATTGAAGAAGTACCAGTACCTAGAAATCTAGCAGTTAAAGCAATACCTATGGGCTCAGGTGATAATTCATCAGGAGACGTAAATGTATCAGGATCAGCAGCTCCAGATTTAGGATATAAAATACTACTTACTTGGCAAGCTCCTTTATCAACAAGACTTGATAAAAACGGAAACTCAGTTACAAGTGAGTACGAGCATTTAAAAGAATATCAGGTAGCATGGGATGGTAAAGGTAGATACGATGGAAATGCAAAATGGGAAAGATTTAGTGTAGACCCTGAAGATACTTCATATACTTGGGAAAATGTAATGCCAGGTACATATCGAGTAAGAGTAAGAACAGTAAATATTAGAGAAAACTTTTCTCGATGGAGAAGCAGACGTATTGGTGTTGATGATGCCGTCGGAGCCCATATATTATCAAGTCAACCAGGTAAAGACATTCCATTAGGTGGATTTTTAGATACAACATTAACAATAGCTGCTAATGGAGTAGTAAGTTTTTCAAATACTTCATATAATTACTTACCTCCACAAGTAGACGCTGGAACTTTTATAACTGTATCAAGCGGAAATACTGCACAAACACAGCAAGACTTTAGTGCAATGTCTGCAAACAGCGTAGCATATTTATTATATGACTATAGCAACACAGCAGACCCATTACAAGCTATTGAATATAGAACAGATACTACATCAGAAGATGCACAAGGAAATAAACTTTATCCTATTTTTACAAAAAGAACAATTAATGATGCAAATACAGACTTTGGACAAGCAAATGGTACATTCTCTGTAGATGCAGGAGAGACAATATTAGAAGGAAGTAGTACTACTTTCTTAAGTGATTATCAAACTGGTGACCTAATTGTTTTAGGCGATGCAGGTACTACTCGACAATATGCAAAAGTAACTTATGTCTATAGTAATACTAGCATACAGATTTCAGATGGTGCATTAAGAGCGTATAGCGGAGCAAATGTTTTCTTCCAAAATTACAAAATAGATAGAACAAAAGACGCAATTTTAGCAGTAGTAGCAAATACATCAGGTACATATTCACTACAGCAATTTACTTCTAAATTCAAAATAAATACTGGAGAAATTGGTGATGGTGCTGTAACTGAAACAACAATAGCAGAAAACGCTGTTGGAGGTACTGCTATTCAAGCAAATAGTATTACTTCTCTTATGTTAACTTCAAGTGCTGTAGCTGCATTTACAGTATCAGCAAACTCAATTACAAGTGTAGAATTAGCTTCAAACTCAATACAAGCAATTCATATTCAAGCAAACTCTATTGGAGCATCAGAAGTTGCCGCAAATAGTATTGGATCAGTAGCAATTATTGCTGATTCTATTGATAGTTCTCATATTGCTGCAAACTCAATAGATAGCACAATGATTATAGCAAATGCTATTGGTACATCAGAAATAGCCGCAAACTCTATTGATAGTGCCCAAATTATAAGTGGATCTATTGATACTGTGCATGTATCCGCAAATGCGATTACAAATGCAAAAATAGCTTCTAATTCTATTACTACTGCTTCAATTGCAGCGGGCTCAGTTACAGAAGCAAAAATAGCAGCAAACTCTATTGGAACTGCTGCTATTCAAGCAAATTCAATTACTTCAGCTCAGCTTACTGCAGATGCTATAAATTCATTCACTGTGGGAGCAAATGAAATTACCGCAGTAGAAATTGCTTCTGGTACTATTACAAATGCCCTAATGGCAGCAAACTCAATTACTTCAGTTGAGATAGCTGCAAACTCTATTGGAAGTGCAGAACTTACCATTGGCTCTGTATCTGGAACAATTATTGCTAGTGGTGGAGTTGGAACAACTCAATTAGCTACTGGATCTGTAACTGGTATTATTATTGCCAATGGTGCCGTTGATACAAACCAATTAGCAGGAAGTGCAATTACAGCAGCTAAAATAGCAGCAAATGCTGTAACAAGTGGAAAAGTCGCAACTAATGCTATTAATACAGCACAAATTATAGCAAATGCGATCACTTCAACACTACTAGCAAGTAACTCAGTTACAAATGAAACAATAGCTGCAAATAGTATAGACTCAGTAAGTATTGCAACTGGAGCTGTGGGAGCTATACAAATTGCCACTGGAGCTGTTACAAATGCTAAGATGGCAGCAAATGCTATTGGAGCAGCACAGATTATTGCAGGATCAATTACCAGTTCAGAATTAGCTGCAAACTCAGTTGGCTCCGCACAGATAGCAGCAAATACAATTACAAATAATGAACTAACAGCAAACTCTGTAACAGCAGCTATTATAGCAGCAAACTCAATTACAAATAATGAATTATCAATTAACTCTGTAAATGCTGCAATTATTCAAGCTGGCACCATTGATAGTTCCCATATAACAGCAAACTCAATAACAGCCGCAGCGATTGTAACAAATGCTATTGATAATTCTCATATTTCTGCAAACAGTATTACTTCTGTAAGTATTCAGAGTGATGCAGTTGGTACTAACCAGATTTCATCAAATGCAATTACAAATGCGAAGATATCTTCTGGTGCTGTAGATACAAATGAGATTGCAGCAAATGCAATTACAAATGCAAAGATAGAAAGTGGAGCTGTTACAAATGCAAGTATCAATGCTTCAGGAATTGAGTTTGCAAAAATAACTTCTGTATCTATTACAAGCGCAATGATTCAGGCAAACTCAATTACATCAGCAAAGATAGCCGCAGATCAAGTAGGTACAAGTGAAATTGCAGCAAACAGTATTACTTCGGCTTTAATAGCAGCTAATCAAATTGGTACTGCAGAAATAGTTAGTGGAAGTATTACAACTGCACTTATAGCTGGAAATGCTATTACTTCGGCTTTAATAGCAGCTAACCAAATAGGTAGTTCAGAAATAATTGCAGGAAGTATTGGTACTTTACAGATTGCTGCAAACTCGATTACAGCAGCAAAGATAGCAGCTAACCAGATTGGTACTTCTGAAATAATTGCAGGAAGTATAGATAGTTTACAGATTGCAGCAAATGCGATTACAAATGCTAAAATATCATCAACAGACAGTTTAACATTAACAGTAGCAGGCGGATCTGCTGGTGGGTGGACACTAAATTCAACGTCATTATCAAGTGCAAATATTGTTTTTAGTTCCGTAAATCAACAAATAATTATATCGGATGGAACATAATGCCTAGTAGAGTTTTATTTGGTAAAGGAACAGCAACAAGAGGCACAAGTAATTTTGGGCTATGGGTATCAAAACCTTCAGCAAATGTTGAGACAACAACTGCAAATAATCTAATTTTTGATTCTACAACAGTACGAACAGGATTGATATATGCAGGTGCAAATTTTACAGCAACTTCATCCGCTATAACTTGGACATCTGGAAGTAAGGCAACATTAACTTATATTCCAGAGGTTTTAGTAAATGAGGCAAATACAGCAATTTTACATAATGAAAATATAGTAAGTAATCCAAGCTTTGACAGTTTTACAGAAGATCTTATTAGAGAGTATGATACTTATAAAATTTCAAATACAAGTGTAACTCCACTCCGTATGAGTTTATCATATTCTCCAGCCAATACTTCACGAACAAGTGCAGCGGGCGCTTTTATTAT